AGTATCTTTCCCACCGTGGTATAAAGAAATCAATTAGCCTTGCAGAGTGTGCTAAACGTAGAAGCCTACCTGAGAAGAGAACGGACCTCACGGACCAGTACATCAAGGACAAGGTGTCTTATGAAGACATGCCGCCTGACATAGTGCGGGAGTATTGTATCGCTGATGTGCAGACTACGACAGAGCTAGCCCAAGCCCAACTAGATGAATTAAAGATGTGCTGGCCTACAGAGGAGAGTTCGTTTGCATAAGGTTGTAAAACTAAGCATGGATATGCTTGATGTCCTAATCGATATAGAGAGAGCGGGGATAAAGATTTCCAATGAAAAGCTTGCAAAGATTAAGGCAGACTATCAGTCAGAGTACGATCAGTTGTATGATGATCTTATGGATATTGCTGAACATGTTATGGGTGATACTCCTATCAATCTTGATAGCCCTGACGATAGGAGTAAGCTGCTTTATTCGAGACAGGTTACTGATAAGACTGCTTGGAAAGAAGCGTTCAACATAGGAACTGAGCAGCGCGGACACACTAAAAAACAAAAACGCAAAACAAAAATGTCGCCTACACTGTTCAAGGATACAGTAAAACAATTAGCCCCTGTAGTATTAAAGACTAGGGGCGAGAGGTGCACTCATTGTAATGGCACAGGCAAGATTAGATCGCGGTTAAAGTCTGGTGCGCTTAGTAAGGTACAGACTAAGTGTAAGGTATGCAACGGCACGGGAGTGGTTTACACGCATCTCCGAGAAGCTGCAGGGCTTCGCGTCATTCCCAGAGGGCCAGAGGACACGGCTGCAGCAGGATTTAAGACAGATAAAGAAACTATGTCGCAGATCAGGTTGGAGTTAGAGGGCAAGGCAAGAGAGTTCGTGGACAAGTACACACGCTACTCAATGATAAGAACGTATCTTAATACGTTTGTAGATAGCTTGGAGAAGTACCAAGATGATAGAGGTTTTATTCATCCTAACTTTAATCAGTGCGTCACTGCTACTGGAAGACTGTCCTCAAGTAGACCAAACTTTCAGAATATGCCGAGAGGAGCAACATTCCCTGCAAGAGAAGCGATTGTTTCTAGGCATGAAGGTGGTTACATTTTAGAAGGAGACTACTCACAACTAGAGTTTCGTGTAGCTGGCTACTTGTCACAAGACCCTGTAATCTATGAAGAGGTAGAGAGCGGGTTTGACGTTCACTCTTACACCGCAGAGATTATGGGCGTGAGTAGACAGGACGCAAAGGCCCACACCTTCAAACCGCTGTACGGTGGTGTGCTTGGGACTAATCGGGAGATGGCATACTACTCAGCCTTCCGTAACAAGTACCAAGGCGTGACCCAGTGGCACGATAAACTACAGGAAGAAGCTGTTACTAAGAAGACTGTAACACTGCCTTCCGGCAGAGAGTACGCATTTCCCTATGCAAAGTACACACGCTATGGTACAACGGTAGGTGCTACATCAATTAAGAACTACCCCGTCCAAGGTTTCGCTACTGCAGACCTGTTGCCATTAGCCCTGATACGGCTACACAAATGTCTGAAGGCGATGGTGAAGCCAAAACCACAGAGTAGAATTATCAATACCGTCCACGACTCAATCATAATGGACGTACACCCCGACGAGAAAAATACTATGATTGAACTATTGAAAAGGAGTATGTTGTGTATCCCTGAAGAGTGTAGTACAGTGTTTGGTGTTACTTTTGATATGCCTATTGAGATAGAGATGAAAATAGGCACTGATTGGTTAAATTTAGAGGAGCTAAAAATATGAGTGATATGATTACTATGGACGATCTGAACGAAGAAAACATGGCAAAGCTTGCTGCTATGGTCGGTCAGACTGAGACGCGCCCTGCATCACAGCAGGGACTACCACGGCTAGCCATTGAGCAGCAGAGCGAGAACGATGAGGGAGAGCCGCTACCAAAGGGCAGCTTCCGCATTCGTCTGGATAGTAGCACAGTCTATGCTAAAGAGATTACCGTGCGTATGTTTATTCGGTACTACTCTTATGATCTGTGGAACCAGCAGTCTCCTGAAGATAGTATCAGGACTGTTCTCACACCTTCGCTTAGCGACGACTTCTTTGATACCAGTGGTGGTATGAAGTGTGGTAAGCTGAGTAAGCAGGAAGTAGAAGGTCTTTCTACCAACTCTCTCGAACATGCTAAACAGAAGAGTATCAAGTGTACTCAAGTTGTCTACGGTATCATCACTGGTGCTAAAGATGCTACAGATGGTTCTGATGACAAGGTTGACCTTGCAGGTACGCCCTTCATCTGGTCAGCCCGTGGCTCTGCGTTTATGCCAGTGGCTAACTACATTCGTGAGGTGCCATCCAATAAGATTATCTTTGGTCAGAAGGTAAGCATTGCTACTAAGCGTAATAAGAACGGGGGTATTGTTTACTATGTCCCTGCTTTTGATAAGCCACAGCCTGTCAAGATCGTGGATGAAGATGTAGAAACTCTTAACACCTTCATGCAGGACATTGAGAAGTGGAACGTGCGTGTGCTTAAACAGTACAATGAGCGCAAAGAAAATGTTCTTGCTATGGATGATCTCGATGTAGCAAAAGCGTTGGAAACAGCAGAGGCCAGCTAATGACCTCAATGCTGCTACATAAAGTACAGCATTTCCTAGAGAAAGCGTCGAGGGGCGAGGGCGATGGCCTTCCCCCTCACCTTATCGAAGAGTTTAAGGAGATGTGTGGCTCCGCTATAGAGCGGCAGTTTAGTGAGAAGCGTGGCTCAAAGGTTCGCATGTCCGGTGTAGGAAAACCTTTGTGCCAGCAGAAGTTGTCTGCTGAAGATGGCATAGAAGAAGATGTAGACTATACTCTGGTTATGAAGTTTCTGTTTGGAGACATCATAGAAGCGATAGCTGTTACAGTTATGAAAGGCGCGGGTATAGACATACAGAGTGAGCAAGAGGGTGTTAGCCTAGAGATAGGTGGCACTACTCTTAACGGCACGTATGATGTAAAGATAGACGATAAGATATATGATATAAAGAGTGCTGCTCCCGGCGCATTCTCTATGAAGTTCGCGGCTAATCGTGGCTACAACAACATCAAGAAGGATGATGTGTTTGGCTACGTGCCGCAGGGCTACCTGTACGCAGAGGCTGCTAACTCTACATTTGGTGGCTGGATAGCTATCAACAAGGCTACAGGTGAGTGGGCCGTGTGCGAGACGCCGCTGGTACATGAAGAGGACAGACAAGCTGCACTACAATTAGCCGATAAAAATATACGCAGTGTTCTTGGTAAAGAGAAGTTTGAGCGTTCTTTCTCTGATGAGCCTGAGACTTATAAGGACAAGGCTACAGGTTCTATTAAAAGAACAGGCAACCGGCTAATGGATAGAACGTGTGGCTACTGTGGCTTTAAGATGCACTGCTGGCCCGATGCTGCTTACAAGCAGAAAGTAACTTCTACAGCAAATACCAAACCCCGCGTGTGGTACACAAAGCATGTAAAGGATGAAATCTGATGCCTCTATATCTTACAGAGAAGATTACCGAGTTTGAAACAATGTATAATAATAGAGCAGCTTTTGTATACTTTGATACTCAGAAAGAAGACAGTACACACACAGAAGCTTTATTAGTCAAGTCTTTGCCTGAAGGAAGTAAGCTTAAAGTTATATATAGAAAGAGCATGTCGAATGACGGAGCTTGGTCTGCCGAAGACTTTAACTATAAGGGTTCTTTGATGATGGCACGTTGCTTTCATGAAATACGTTCATTTCTAAGAGCCGGTAGATTAGTCGTGTTCCCCTCAAGAACATTCTCTATAGTTAAAGAAACATCGCCGGAGTATGTGCAGAAAGATTTAGACAGAGGGTATATTGAAGTAGTGAATACTAACCCAGACAACAAAGATAAGTTTGATTACTATGCGGTTTAGATCAAAGTTTGAAGCTGAAGTAGCTGTAGCCCTTGGCCGCAGAGGTATTGATTTTGAGTTCGAGCCTGATAAGATACCCTATCAGCGTGAGCCTAGCGTATACATACCTGACTTCTACATACCCAGAAACGATATGTACATTGAGGTTAAGGGGCGACTAACACAGCAAGACAGAGTAAAGCACTTGCTTGTTAAGAAGCAGAATCCTGATTTTGAAGTGAAGTTCTTCTTTGCAAATGCCAATAAAAAAATATACAAAGGCTCAAAGACTACACATGCAGATTGGGCAGAGCGCCACGGTTTTGATTGGGCGCATAAAAAGTTACCTGTGGAGTGGTTTGATGAATGATGATGGTTTTACTTTTGAGCCGGAAGATGATCTCATAGATGATGAGATGAGAGACAGGATAGAAGAAGAGACATTCTTTTTAGCCAAAGATAGACTGTACATTGTCTTTGATCCAGAGGGATTTGACAAAGTGAACGTCAGAGCATATGATACGTCAGAGGTTGAGGACGTATCTGCCGCGCATATTCTGCAGCAGGGTATGCTTAGTCTACTTGAGTCTGATTATGACTATCTTATGCAGCTAGGACATGAAGCAACTATGGAACAGATAGTTGATAAGTCAAAAGACAAAAGAGATTCTAAGAGTCTAGTAGTAGAAGAAGTATATGATAATGTTATTAAAGTTAAGTTTAGCGAGGACAACTGATGCCGAATGAGAAAAAGTATCTAGCTGAATTAACCAAGTCTGTGAACAGTCCGTCACACTACACACAAAATGGTATAGAGACTATAGACATGATCAAGGAGTCTCTTACAGAGGAAGAGTTTAGCGGCTACCTAAAAGGAAACATACTGAAGTATGTGTGCCGGTACAAACATAAAGGGATGCCACTCAAAGACTTGATGAAGTCGCAGTGGTATCTACAACGATTAGTTAGCGAGCAGAGAGAAAATGAAAAATAATTATTTCCCAACAGACTACCAAGAGTTTATTCATCTATCCCGGTATGCGCGTTGGTTAGGGGATAGGCGTGAGACTTGGCCGGAAACGGTTGAGCGTTACTTTGATTTTATGTCCCATCATCTGATGGAGAGGCATGGTCACAAGATACCTAACAGGCAGGAGCTTGAAGAGGCTGTGCTTAGTCTGCAGATTATGCCATCAATGAGGGCGCTAATGACTGCAGGGCTAGCCCTAGAACGTGACCACACATCGGGCTACAACTGTTCATACATTCCTGTAGACTCACCACGCTCATTTGATGAGATACTTTATGTTCTCATGTGTGGCACTGGTGTAGGGTTCTCTGCAGAGAGACGATACACAGAAAGTCTGCCTAGTGTAAACGAACACTTTGAACCTACAGAAACAACCATAGTTGTACAGGATAGTAAGGCAGGATGGGCTAGGGGCCTCAGAGAGCTAATAGCCTGTCTATATGCTGGTCAAGTACCCAAATGGGATCTTTCGCGTCTACGACCCGCTGGAGCGCGTTTAAAGACGTTTGGGGGTAGATCGTC